GTTTCAAATCCTACGAGGAGTGGATGTCGGCCCTCGATTTTGAGAAAGAGTTAATGTATCTGGGTAAGATCGACAGAAAAACTTACCTAAAAAATATTAAAAAAATTAATAAGGAGATAAATAATGAGCCTGACATTCAAAAAGGAAAGTAAAGAACTAGAAATATCATTAGAAGTCATTAGGTGTTTAATTGGTGTAGCTAGAAATCAAATTAAAAGTGAGCCTAATGAAGTCCAATGGCAAAAAGAACTTCGTCAATTATATGGTGTAGAAAATCTTTTAGAACAAGCAGATGATTTTTTTTATGAGGAGGAGTGAATGATGAATAAATATACATTTTGGGAATCCGATTTTAAAAATGAAGATGATTGGATAACTGTATGCAAAGTCTTTAATTTACCAGATAACACCACCTGTATAAATATTAATGTAGATAAAATGATAACTTCTGAATCACATTCTATACACTTTAATGAGGAGGTGAATGATGGGTAATTGTTATGAATCCAGCATAAAAACCATGCTAGAAATGGCAAGTTTTGGTCGTGGCGGCTTTGAAAATTTAAGACTTGCACACGGTAATGTGACGGGGCAAACAGGCTATGTAAAAGATCAAAGATATGGTCATGCTTGGCTTGAATTAGAGATTCCAGATAAGTTTGTTTTTGACACAGAACAAAATGCGATGATTCCGAAGGACAGATATTATCAGGTGGGGAACATCGATTGTAATGAAGTCAAACTATATGATCTCAAGGAAGTTCGTGGCTGGTTGACACAAACTGAACATTATGGACCTTGGGAGATGGCCATGACAGATTTCGAAAAAACAATACAAGATAATAACCCTGAGGAGGAAGAATGATAACATTACAAAGAATAAAAAATATCGCAGAAGATATTATTGCAGATGATGAATGGGTAAATGATAGTCATACTCAATCAGAACATGCAGGTATCAAGGCAGGACTATATGCTTTGATAAATCACTTAGAAGAAACGGAGGGGAAAACATGAGTAATGAATTTGAAGTACATTGTTTTGGTAATTTGTCTATTGAAGAATTAGAAGAATATAAAGAAGATTTTCTTTCTATGTGTGATAGCGAAATACAAGCAAAAACAATAGCAAAAGAATTTGATGAACTTTCTATAAAAGAGTTTGCTGATAAATACCCAAACGATTCTCATATATGGAAAAATGATTGTATTGCAGACCGAATGCATAGCATTTTATCTTCATATAATGATCCTGATCCCATATATGACAAAGATGATAATTATAACTGGAGGCAATTAATATTGAATTACAATGAAAACAAAAATTAAAAAGTTTAAAAAATTTATAGCATACGACAAATACAAAGAATGGAAGAACACTAATGGAGTTTATGGAGATATTAAAGTTTACAAAAAAACTATTCTTAAACTAAAAAAGATAAAACTTTTATTAAATTTAGTTTCTTATAAAGATGTATTAGAAATAATAGTTGATGATTATATTAAAAATAATAAAAACAAGATAAATAAAATAGAAAAGCTACTTAAAGCTTTGAAACATTTAGAAGATTTTCACTTAATGGAGGAAAAATGAGTAGAAATAAAAAGAAAGATGAAGTTAAAAGGAAAGATTATTGTGTCACTTTTAAACATGCTGTACTTGATGTAGAAGTACTTAATTGTATAGATGAACATGAGGCTATTGCCCTTGCAGAAAATAAGATAAAAGAACTTGATTTCGACTTTGAATTAGAGGCTTATGAAATCAGCTCAGACAGTGGTGGCCATGGTTTTGAATTAGAGGAAGAATGAGTAAAAAAATACAAGAAAAAATATATGAGCAGAGAAAAAAACATATTGATAAAATTACAGACTTCATATATGGTAGTAAAAGTTGGAGAAATAATAAATTAGATCAAAATGAAAAAAACACTAAGGATAAAAAATGATACAAGTAAATGATTATATTCAAATGCAAACTTACTATAGCTTATTTAGTGGTGTAGTTTTTGCAATAATAATAACTTTAGTCTTGTTTGTAATTATTGGAGGTATAGTAGTGACTTATATCCAAATAAAAAAAGACGAGGAGGAGGATTAAAAAGTTTGCAAGGTGTCCTAAAATACTGCAGGACTTAAAGGATGTTACAGTTTGCTTGAGATTGAAAACATTAGGTTGTCAGTAGATTAGAAAGCATATAAGCAACACCTTGCTTTTAGTTTAGGTAGGTAATGAGCCTTTATAAAATCTTGAAGTCTGCACCATTATAAATCCTAGATTTAATTCGGGGATATGGAGTGACGAGGGAAGTCAAGGATGAAATGCAAATAAGTGCTAGAAACCATCATGCGACTACCTAAAACTCTTGAGAGCCTAGAGCAAGAGTATAAATCCAAGATAGGCAGTAGTTGGCAGAGCTGCTCAAAAAACTGCCACTAAATTAATTTAATTATGGAAAATAATATAAAAACATACTTCACATTTTTAGACGAGATCACAGACAGCTCTGTTGCCAACATTGATGGCTACCCTGCACAATTACAAAACAAATTCAAATTATCCAATGATACAGCTACAGAAATCGTTGCTGATTGGTTATTGTTAAGAGAAGAAAATGGTTAAAAAGAAAAAGACATTAGATTGGTATATAAAATGGTGTGCTAGTTTAATTCTTTTAATGGGGATTATATCAAGGGCCTCTGGTTTGAACAATTACGATTTATTTTTTAGTATAATAGGTTGTAGTTTGTGGCTCGTTGTTTCTTGTTTATGGAACGACAGAGCCTTAATTATGTTGAATAGTGTTGCAGTTGCAATATTATTTTTAGGTATAGTAAATAAATTTAAGGAGGTAGAATTACTATGAATGAAGATTTAACTAATGATATGATCAAAGAACAAATTGCAGAATTTGTGACTGCAAATTGGCCGAAAGATATAGCATTTGATGAAGAACTGATAGCTAAATTTGAAACTCATGCTTTCGAGTGTTGGGGTAGTAAGCCCATAGAGTTAATGTTAATTGACTTTTTAGGCTATTATTTATTTTTACACATGGAGGGATAAGTATGTCAAAATCTGATCAAGATATTCAAAAAGCTGAACAAGTTGCCGAAAAGATAAAAAGACTGTCAGCACAAGAACTTCATGCTTTATGTGAAAATTTAATAGAAGATTTTATTGGTTATCGTATTTATAACCATTTAGATATTCTAATAACTGCAAAGGAATATAGAAGACAAGAGTTGCAAAACTCAGACTGATCTTCTATAATTTTTTTTATGTGTAATATGGATCATCATTTAATGTATGGTAAACCAATTAGTCTGTCCACAGATCAATATAGAAAGTGGGAAGATTATGTTCTTAAAAATTATGCAGATTTTTATAGAAATAAAGTTTGCTATGAAACACTAAGAGCAGGTAATTTATATATAATTAGACCTGTATCTTGTCTTTTTGAGCATTATGATGCTTTAGTCTTAATTTCAAAAACAAAGGAGGTAGAAAATGGCTAAACAAATTAAAGATGAGAGTGGTAAGTTTGTTAAACATGTTATGGAAGGACATTTGTTTTATCCATCTCTGAACAGACCTAACACTAAATTTAAAAAAGAAGGTATCTATGAGGCTTATTTATGTCCGGTAGATAAAAAAGAAATTACCCAAGCTAAAGAAATGAATATTAAAATGAAGTCTTGGGAAGATAATGGTATTGCAGATAGTATTTATTTTAAGCAATACACACAGAGAAAAGATGGCACACAAAATCCACCACCACCTGTTATAACTGAAGAGGGGCAGCCTTTCAAATTTCATGACAATGGAAGAGATGTTATAGTAGGTAATGGCACAAGAGCTAAAATACAATACTATATTTATACAATAGAAAATAGCTATGGTAAATTTACAAATTACATGATTTCTAAGGTAAAAATATTAGAATTAAAAGAATATACTCCAGAGGGTGACGAAGACCCAACTGAAGCAAACGAAGACGGATTAGATTTTTAAGGAGGACAAATGATAATCGGATTTCCAAAATTAGATAAAGATAATAAAGTCATAGCAAATGAATTTAATAGCTATGATACAGAGTTAATCAAAGATGAAAAAACTAGGAGAGCTGTAGAAACAAATATTTCTAGAGTTTCTACCTTAAATATAATAGTTGACTCTCTTGTTTTTAGTAGAGATAACCTACAAAATTTTATCAAAGAAAAAGTTGAAGAAGCTGATGCTTTAGTGCAACCTAAATCAAAACAAGAAAATAAATAATATACAAAGGAGATAAATATGGGATTTGTAAAATTACATCAGCCATGTCATGCCTGTGGCTCTAAAGATGCAGTAAGTGTCAATGATGATGGATCAGCAAAATGTTTCAGTTGTGGTAAATTTTTTAAAAATTATGAGGAGCCTTCATCATCTATACCAGATAAAGATTGTAAGCCGGAGGGAGATACTGATTATCATGCTCTAACTGATCGTGGCATCAGCAAAGATGTGGCACAAAAGTATGGTGTCAAAGTAACTCTTGATGAACATGGGGACATAAAACAACACCATTATCCTTACTACAATCAACATGAGTTGGTAGCTACAAAAACTAGATATATTAAAGATAAAAGTTTTTTTGTATCTGGTAGTTTTTCAGGAGCAGGTTTATTTGGAGAAAACTTATTCAAGCAGGGTAGAAGAGTATTGTTGACTGAGGGTGAATGTGATGCTATGGCCGGTTATCAATTGCTAGGTAAAAAGTGGGAAGTTGTTTCTATAAGGACTGGATCACAGGGAGCTGTAAAAGATGTTAAGGAAAGTCTAGAATTTTTAGAGGGCTTTGAAGAAATAATTATTTGTTTTGATAATGATGTGCATGGTAAAGAAGCTGCAAACAAAGTAGCACAACTATTCAAGCCGGGAAAAGCTAAAATTATGTCCATACCAGAAGGTTTTAAAGATGCTAATGATATGTTAAGACAGAATCAAATTAAAGCTTTTACACAAGCTTATTGGGATTCTAAAACCTATACCCCATCAGGTGTAATTAATGTGTCTGAAAAAAATACTGATTACAAAAAAAGAGAAAAGAAAGAATCTGTGCCATTTATGTGGGAGGGCCTAAATAAAAAACTATATGGTCTAAGACAAGGAGAATTATTGACTTTGACAGGAGGTACAGGATTAGGTAAATCGAGTGTGACTAGAGAGCTAGAACACCATCTAATAAAAACCACCAAAGATAATGTTGGTATTATAGCTCTAGAAGAAGATTGGAGAAGAACAATTGATGGCATTTTGTCTATTGAAGCAAATGCTAGACTATACATAGATCAAGTTAGAGAAACTTTTAGTGAGGATGAAGTAGATAATTTTTTTAAAATTCTTTATGACGGAGAAAATAAAAACAGAGTGTGGATTCATGCTCATTTTGGAACGAATGACATTGAAGAAATATTTTCAAAACTTAGGTTTATGATAATAAGCTGTGATTGTAGATGGGTGATTATAGATCATTTACACATGCTAGTGACAGCTGTATCAGAAGGAGATGAAAGAAGGGCTATTGACAACATTATGACCAGATTGCGAAGTATAGTAGAGGAAACAGGAGCCGGTGTTGTGCTGGTTTCACATCTTAGAAGAACTTCTAGTGACAAAGGACATGAGAATGGCATAGAGGTAAGTCTTTCACATTTAAGAGGATCACAAAGTATAGCTCAATTATCAGATTGTGTTATTGCATTAGAGAGAAATCAACAATCCGAAAATGAAGAAGAAGCTAACACAACTAAACTTAGAGTTTTAAAATCAAGATATACAGGTGATGTTGGTGTGGCTTGTCAACTTATATATCAATCTGAAACAGGAAGATTGGTAGAGCATGAATATGTTGGAGAGGATTTTTGAATTTAGTTTTTGATATAGAAACTGATGATATTAAAGCTACAAAAGTTTGGTGTATAGTTGCACAAGATATAGAAACTAAAAAAGTATATAAATTTAGACCAGATGATTTAGAAAAAGGTCTAAAACTATTAGCACAAGCAGATAAACTTATAGGTCATAACATTATTGGTTTTGATTTACCAGTCCTAAAAAAATTATTAAACTTTGATTATGAAGGTAAGGTAGTAGATACATTAGTATTATCTAGATTGTTTAATCCAGTAAGAGAAGGAGGCCACTCTTTAGAGGCTTGGGGTCAGACATTAGGGATAAATAAAATAGAATTTGAACAGTTCGATTCTTTTTCTGAAGAAATGTTAGATTATTGTGTTCAAGATGTAAAAGTTAATACTAGAATTTATAGTAATTTAGTCAGATTATCTAAGGAATTTAGTAAGGAATCTATGAGACTAGAGCATGATGTGGCTCCTATAATAAAAGAACAAGAGCTTAATGGTTTTAAATTTGATTCTGTAGCTTCTGAAATTTTATTAGCTTCTTTGAGAGAAAGAGTAGAAGCCATAGAGAGAGAGGTAAAAAAAGTATTTCTACCTAGAATGCTTGATGTTAAATTTATAATACCTACAATGAAAAAAGACGGCACTCTATCTAAAAGAGGTTTAAGACAAGATGAGTACGATAGGATTCTCAAAACTAAAAACTATGAGCCTTTTTATAGAAAAGAATTACAAGAATTTAATTTAGGCTCTAGGAAACAAATAGGAGAGTATCTTATAGATTTTGGGTGGAAGCCTAAAAAATTTACTCCAACAGGACAGCCAATAGTAGATGAAATAACTTTATATGAAATCGACAATATACCAGAGGCAAAACTTATAGCAGAATTTTTATTGATACAAAAAAGAGTAGCACAGATACAAAGTTGGGTAGATTCTGTCGAAGAAGATGGAAGAGTTCATGGCTTCGTGATTCCTAATGGAACGATCACAGGAAGAATGACTCATAGAAAACCTAATATGGCTCAAGTTCCTAGCATTTACTCACCTTACGGAAAAGAATGTAGAGCTTGTTGGACAACAGAAGAGGGATATAAATTAGTTGGTATAGATGCTAGTCAATTAGAGCTTAGATTGTTAGCCCATTATATGAATGATGAAAACTATATAAAAAATGTAACTACAGGAGACATACATGAAACAAATAGAAAACTTGCAGGACTTAATACCAGAGATGAAGCAAAAACTTTTATCTATGCCTTCATATACGGAGCCGGAGATAAAAAAATTGGAAGTGTGGTTGGAGGAGATACGAAAGATGGTGAAAGACTACGAAACAGTTTTCTTAATAATATCCCTTCACTTAGAAAACTTAGAACAAAAGTGTCGAGAGTATCATCAAAAGGATGGATCACAGGATTAGATGGTAGAAAACTTTTTATTAGAACACAACATGGAGCTTTGAACACTTTACTACAAGGTGCCGGAGCAATTTTTATGAAAAAAGCTTTAGTGTTGTTAAATAAATGGGCTAATTGTAGTAACCTAGATTTTAAATTTGTAGCTAACATACATGATGAATGGCAAGTAGAAGTAAAAGAGGAACAGGCAGATTTTTTTGGAGAGATGGCAGTTAAGTCTATGGTTGAAGCCGGTAAACTTTTAGATTTAAGATGTGATATGAATGGAGAATACAAGGTAGGAGATAATTGGAGTGAAACACATTAATGTAAGAAATAAAGTTTTAAAGAATGGTAAATGGTTTTATAGTGGATCAAGTGATGGCTATCTAAGAAGTATAGAAAGTCATATTAAAAAAAACAAAAACAGGATGTATGTCAATGGTAAATACATTAGTAAATCACATCCTTTACACAAACCGGGAAATTATAAAACATTTGAAGAAGCTGCTTTTCAAAGTTTAGGTAAATATAAAACTGTTAAAAAAGGATTTGTGTATGTTATAACTAACAAAGCTTGGAAGGGCTGGATCAAGATAGGAAGGGCTGCAGATGTTATGGATAGGTTTAAACATTATCAAACATTTAGTCCTTTTAGAGATTATCAGTTAAGATATGGAAAGTTAGTTGAAGACTGTAAAGTTTTAGAAAGTAAATGGAAACAAAAATTAAAAAATAATTATAAGTGTAGGAATGAATGGTATAAAATAAACTTTCTAGATGCTATTTTTATTTTAGAAGACATCATTAAAAATGAAGAAAAAAAATCTTGATACTTTAGTTGAAGATATTTACAAGTCTTTAGAGCCTTTATCTAAAAATAAACCTTTAAAAATAAAAGAAAAAGATTTAAATGATTTTGCCGAAGACATGAAAGAAGCTTTAAGAGGTTGGGCCTTTCCTGAAGAAAAAAGTAAAAACATTTTACGGATGTCAAATATTGGAAAACCTGAAAGACAATTATGGTTTGATGCTAGAAGTGAAGTTAGTCAAGACATAAACAATCCTTCACTATTTATAAAATTTTTATATGGACATCTACTAGAATCAGTTCTAATATTTTTAACTAAATTATCTGGACACAAGGTAACTGATCAACAAAAACAAGTTAGTGTGAAAGGTGTAAAAGGACACATGGACTGTAAGATAGATGGTGAAGTTGTTGATATTAAAACTGCTTCTTCTTATGCTTTTAAAAAATTTAGTGAAGGAACTTTAGCACAAGAAGATTCATTTGGTTATATTACTCAGTTGTCTGGCTATGAAGAATCAGAAAAAACTAACAAAGGAGGATTTCTAGCAGTCAATAAAGAAACAGGAGAACTAGCCCTTTTTAGACCTGATGATTTTGATAAACCTAATGTAGTTAAAAGAATAGATAATTTAAAAAAGATTATAAAAAAAGACACACCTCCAGAGCTTTGTTATCAGCCAATACCTGATGGAACTTCTGGTAATATGAAATTACCCAGACTTTGTTTATACTGTAGACATAAATTTAATTGTCATAAAGATGCAAATGATGGTAAAGGATTAAGAATATTTAAGTATGCAAGAGGACAAGTTTTTATGACTCATATAGAATCAGAACCTAAAGTAGAGGAAATATATTATGAATGGAAAGAAAGCAAAAAGAAATAGGAAAAGAGCAAAACAACTTCTTATAGAATGGTTACATACTATGGTTCCAGAAGGAGAAGATAAATCTAAAATAAATTTAAAAAATTTAGATCAGTTTTTACCAAGACAAACTCACATTTTTGCAAATAATAAATTTATGTTAAGTGCATACTCATTAAAATGGTTCTATAAAAAAGTTAAAAAAAATCCAAACATAACATTAAAAGAAATAATAGGAGGTCTTGATGTATAAATTTAGAGAAAAAGAACTTATAAAAGAGTTAGATATGTATGTATATGATACTTACGGACAACACTATGCTACTGATAAATATCAAGCTACAGATGTTATAATTGATTCTGGACATGGTGAAGGTTTTTGTATAGGTAATATTATGAAATATGCAAAAAGGTATGGTAAAAAAGAAGGTAAAGAAAGAAAAGATTTGTTTAAAATATTACACTATGCATTAATAATGTTGTATATTCATGACACAGCTAAAGATTTTATAGAGGGAAAAGATGGATAAAGTTGGTAAAAAAGAATACTTAGGTATAATAATAGATTATAGTAGAGAACAAAATTTAGATGAATTTAGTTTAGTAACTTTAAGAGATAGATATTTTTGGAAAGATGAAACTCATGCTCAAGAAAGTTTTGCAAGAGCTAGTGTATTTGCTGCAACATATAAAAATGTTACTGACTTTTCCTTGGCTCAAAGGTTATATGATTATTCTTCTAAGTTTTGGTTTATGTTTTCTACTCCTATACTATCTAATGGTGGAACTTCTAGAGGTCTTCCTATTAGTTGTTTCTTAAATTATGTCCCAGACTCTAGAGAGGGCCTTTCTAGTCACTATGATGAAAATATTTGGTTAGCTTCTATGGGAGGAGGTATTGGAGGATATTGGGGAGATGTCAGAAGTAATGGAGTTTCTACAAAACATGGTAGTAAATCTACAGGTTCTATTCCATTTATGCATGTTGTTGATTCTCAAATGATGGCATTCAATCAAGGAGTTACAAGAAGAGGTAGTTATGCAGCTTACATGGATGTTTCTCACCCAGAAATAGAAGAATTTATTATTATGAGGAAAGAATCTGGGGGAGACTTACATAGAAAATGTTTAAATTTACATAACGGAGTTAATATTACTAACGAATTTTTAAAAGCTGTAGAGAATGATGAAGAATGGAGATTAATAGACCCTAAAACAAAACAACCTGTAAAAATAGTTAATGCTAGACATTTATGGTGGCAAATTATAGATGCTAGAGCAGAAACTGGAGAACCTTACATGATTAATATTGATACCTGTAATAAACATTTACCAGAATCTTTAAAAAATTTAGGGTTAGAAATAAAACAAAGTAATTTATGTTCAGAAATAGTTTTACCAACAAATGAAGAAAGAACTGCAGTTTGCTGTTTATCTAGTGTTAATCTAGCTACTTATGATGAATGGAAAGATGATAAACAATTTATAGAAGACCTTATAACAATGTTAGATAATGTTATACAACATTTTATAGATCATGTGGTGGACACATCTGAGTTTGGAGAATATAATTTAAACTATAAGAGGTTTAAAAATTATGTCAAAGAAGGAAAAATGGGGTTACATAAAGCAGCTTATAGTGCATATAGAGAACGGAGTCTTGGACTTGGTGCTATGGGTTTCCACTCTTATCTCCAAAAACATAACATTCCATTTGAAGGCCTACAAGCAACTGGAATCAACTATGGAATATTTAAAAAAATTAACAAACAAAGCAAAGCAGCTTCTAAAAAATTATCTGAGAGTCGTGGGTCTTACCCTGATTCGTCTGGTCTTTTATTTAGGAATGCTCATCTTCTCGCTATTGCTCCTAATGCCTCTTCTAGTATTATTTGTGGTGGGACATCTCCTTCAATTGAGCCGGTTAGGGCTAATGTTTATACTCACAAAACTTTGTCGGGTAGTTTCCAAGTTAAAAATAAAAACTTAGAAAAACTTTTAAACTCTAAAAAATTATCTCAAAAAAAATTAAAAAGCATTTGGAAAGATATATTTGCAAATGAGGGTTCTATTCAACATTTAGATATTTTTACCGAAGAAGAAAAAGAAATATACAAAACAGCTGATGAAATAAATCAGATATGGATAATAGAACATGCATATAAAAGACAAGAATTTATCTGCCAAGCTCAAAGTGTAAATTTATTTTTTAAATTACCACAAGCAACAGAGCTACAAGAAGTGCATGATGAATATTTACAGTATGTGCATGATGTTCATTGGTATGCTATGCATAAATTAAAATCTTTATATTACTTCAGATCAAATGCTGCTAAAACTGCTGAAAATGTTAATATAAAGGTACCTAGAATTAAACTAGATGAAGTAGAATGTATAAGTTGTGAAGGATAAAAATGAATTGTTGGCATTGTAATACAAAATTAATATGGGGTGGAGACCATGATATAGATGACGAAGATGAAGAATATAGTATTGTTAGTAATTTGAGTTGTCCTAATTGTGGTAGTTTTGTAGAAGTTTATTTACCAAAGGAAAAAACTAATGGCTAAAAAATATATACATGTTAATCAACACAAAATAAGAGCTAATAAAAAGAATGGAACAGATGAACCTGTTATAACAATAAAGGAAGGAAAAACAAACACTTATTGCCACGAAGTAAAAGTAAATGGTCCTTCGGTTATTAAATATGGAGGTAATGACAAGCCTTTACTTTCCTGTGGTGCAAGAGTTGTAATTCAAACAGACTCAGAAATAGATATAATTAGATAATGGCTAAAAGGTGGACAAGCACAACAGTACATGTTCCGGCAACAGGAGCTAGGGGCAAACGAACTTCTATAGGGAGAGGTAATTTAGGGACTGCTACTATGAATAAAAATATGAAAAGAAGCTACAAAAAATATAGAGGACAAGGTAAATGACAAGATGGGACACTAAAAAAAGAAAACCTAATTGGCATGATATTGTAAAATGGGAAGATGACAACAAAGCATTAGTGATGTGGGTTTGTACTGTTGATTGTATAAAAGAAAGAGCTAAAGAAAAAAATAAAAACTTACAGGCTAATTATGATCAAATCTATGAATTTATTTATCATAGTAGAAGAGGATGGGATATGGAACAATTTAAAAATTCTTTTAAAGATTTTGTCATAGAATTATTGGAGGACAACTATGGATGATTTTAGAGAAATAACTATTGCTGTTTTAATACAGTATTTTACAGGACAATTACACAAACACAGAATAAATGTAGAAAACTATTTACAAAAAAGTGTAGGTGTTGGGGAGCATTCCGATATTATGGAAACTATAGAAAAAGAATTAGGACACATGGCAGATTATCATGATAAAATAGAAGTACTAAACACATATTTTACGGAGGACACAGAATGAGTTTATTAACAACTAGAGACTATTACAAACCTTTTGAATATCCTTGGATGTTCGATTACTATTTTTTACAAAATCAAATGCATTGGCTACCAGAATCTGTGCCATTACATACTGATGTAAAAGATTGGCAAGATTTAAATGACAATGAAAGAAATCTTATAACACAGATATTTAGATTGTTTACTCAATCTGATGTTGATGTAGGTGCTGGTTATACAGACAAATATATGAGACTATTTAAAAAACCTGAAGCTAGAATGATGATGGCTTCTTTTGCAAATATGGAATCTATTCATCAACATGCATACAGTTTATTACTTGATACTGTAGGTATGTCTTCAAAAGAATACAGAGCATTTGCAGAATATGAAGAAATGGCAGACAAACATGATTATGTAGGTAAATTTAATCCTAAAAAATCACAAAAAGCAACGATAGCTAAAACTCTTGCAGTTTATTCAGCTTTTACTGAAGGACTACAATTGTTTAGTAGTTTCGCTATCTTGTTAAATTTTCCTAGATTTGGAAGAATGAAAGGTATGGGCCAAATTGTAACTTATTCTATAAGAGATGAATCTTTACATGTAGAAGCCATGACAAGAGTTTTTAGAGAGTTTATAAAAGAAAACATAGAAATATGGACAGATGATTTTAAAAAAGAAATATATGAAATTTGTAGAGAGATGGTAAAACTAGAAGATAAATTTTTAGATTTGGTATTTGAAATGGGAGATATAGAAGGACTTT